CCACCACCTTGGTTTTATTCTTACCGCTGAAAAGCCTGTGAATGTGCCAGCGTTATTTCCGGCCGTTAAAACAGGGAAGCCGTTAGTCATAGTTAAGTAAGGGTTCCGATTTATTGGCCCTTCGTAAGCATCCTGCATCTCGGAGTCTATCACCGTTGTGCCTGTATTCTGCGATAAAGTGAGTTCAGTTCCGCCGAAAGATAAGGTTCCTGTGCCTTCCACCTCGATATAAGGATATGCTTCCATCAAGGTAGGATTCACCGCTGTGAATTCACTCCCGACGCTTCTCAAGATGTCGCCTGTATTCAAATACTTCTGCGGTTTGCATTCGAAAATCAACGAAAAGGCTCCGCTCTTTAGGAACGGAGTCGTTTTCGGTGTTAGTGCTTTGACATATTGAGCCATGCGGAACGTGTCGGGCTCTTCGCTCGTCTCCAACTTGCAATATCCCTCTTGGGATAAAAGAAAATTCATGAGCTGGGCGAAGTTTGTTTTGAAATCGTCACGGATGAAGCAATTCACCGTGATAGTTAAGTTTTTATATCTGCCGTTGGAAATGGAAAGAGATCCATTTCTTCCTGGCACTTCGAAGAAAGTGACGTCCTTCTCGGGAGTGTCAAAAAGTTGTGACCCATCCCAAAAGGTTTTATATACCTCAAAGTCAACGTTATTGAATTTAAACATTAACCGAATACCGCCTTTCTTTGGTTGTAAAGATTAGATAAGCCTTCATCGACTTCTTGGATGAAGTTGTCGACAACGCTTCTGTCGAGGCCTGTGTCAGAGTTGATCGTGACATTGAATGCGACAGGGCCGAAGCTGTTGTTTGTTGTATTAGAAGCAGGAGAATTGAAAGCCAAAGTTCCTGCGACATTGTCGATGGCATCTTCCACCTTGTATGCGTTATCTCTGATGCCACTTGCCAATCCTGCCATGAAGTCAGGCATCCACTCTTCGAACTTCGCCAGAGGTCCGACGTCTGGATGCGAGAAGTGTAAGTATTTATAAATGCCATGAGAAATGCCACTCGCGGCACTTTCGACAAGGCTCTTACTTGCCTTGATACCATTCGCCATCTGCGCGCCTACGTCATAACCCCAACCCCATGCGGAGCCAGAAGCACCAGCCAAAGGCCCGAAGTTGACACCGGCAATAGCGCCATTCACGGCATTGACACCAACAGAGGAGCCTTGTTTCATTCCGTCAAAAGCTCCGAGGAACTTCTGTTTTGCTTCTTCGGCTTTCGTTTGAATCTTGCTTTTGATTTCTTCAAACTTGGTAGCGACATCGCCTTTGATAGCTTCGACTTTCTCTGTCAGTCCGCTCTTCATCTCTTGGAACTTGGTGACGGCCTTTTCTTTGATGTCGTTCACTTTGGAAGTGATGTTCCCTTTTAAGGCTTCCCACTTCTCCGTGATATTGGCCTTCATGGTTTCTACCGTATTCACAACAGATTCTTTCATGTTGGTGAACGTGGTTGCAATGGCTTCCTTTGCATTGTCCCAAAATTCTTTGGCTTTTGTGGAAATGGTTCCCCAATTCATCACCACCGCGCCAATTGCTCCAATGGCTGCAATGGCAATTCCGACAGGGCCTGTCAAAGCTGCAAAGGCTGCGCCGAATCCGCCAAGCGATGAGATAAGGCTGGCGATTTTTAATCCTGCGAATGCTGCTCCAATTGCTCCGATAGCGGAGGCGATTTTTCCGCCATGCTTCGAAATCAGATTGATAACGTTTCCGATGGATTTTGCGAATCCCTTGAAGTCTATCTTTTTGACTTCCTTGAAGAAGTCTTTGATGCCCGTGGTGATGTCTTTTAACAATTGGGTAACATCAACCTGCTTCAGAGATTCTCCAATTTCGGTCATGACTTCGCCGAGTGCTTCGCCTACAGCAGACCAGTCAATGCCTGTGACCCATTCTTTGGCGGTCGTGAGTAATGATTCCATTGCAGGAGCGAGAGCCACACCAATGGTGTTTTTAACCATCTCAATGGTTCTCTGCCATCTCTGGTATGCATCGTCAACGCTCGTTAAGGCTTCCAATTGTTCGTCCGTTAAAACATAGCCTAATTCCTCCGCTTCTTTGCGGAAGGCTTCCATGCCGTCTTTCCCTGCGGCAATTAACGGATTCAGTTCTTTGGCGGACTTGCCGAAGATTTCCATGGCGAGAGCATCTCTCTCGGTTTCGTTGCTCATGTTTCCCAAGGCTTCGATGACATCATAGAAGACTTCCTCGTTGTTCCGAAGAGATCCATCGGAGTTTTTAAAAGCGACTCCCAATTGCTCGAAAGCGCCTGTGGCCGTCTTGCTTCCGTCTTTTGCGGAAGACATGGTCTTCGTTAATTTGGTTAATGAGCCTGTGATAACAGAAACGTCCGTGTCGACTAATTCACTCATGTAAGTGAATTCCTGCAGCGACTTTGTGGAAAGTCCTGTCACCGTCGACATCGTGGAAATATCGTCGGCATATGCAGCCGAACCAATGGCGACTTCCTTGAATGCTTCGCCGATTCCCTTTAAAGCATTCTTTAACATCTCAAGGCCTTTTTTGATCGCGTCGCTTGTGAGGTTGGCTTTTAGTACATCGCCAAAAACAGAAGCCTTCTTTCCGGCTTCCTCGGTTTCGTCTCCGACATCCTTGATGTCTTCCTTGTTCTCATCCATTCCGCTGGAAGTCTCATCCAGCTTCTTTTTCATGTCATTGAGTTCAGCGGTTGCGTTATTCACGGCCTGCTGCCATTTCATCGTTTCCGTTGAGTTCTCGCCGGTTTTGTCTTTGGACTTCTGGAGCATTTCGTTCAATAGATTCAAACGCTTTTGCTGCGTGTCAATTTGTTTTGTTAAAACTTCCGAAGTCTTCGCCGCCTTTTCTTCCGCCGTGGTGTTTTTATCGAAAGAAGAAGTAACGGCCTTCATTTCTGACGAAAGGGTTTTGGCTTGCGTGATTATTTTATTAATATCGTCTCGGTATTGTTTTTCACCATCTATGCCAATACGTGGCCCAATGTCTACAGGCATATAAACGCTCCCTTCTTATTTAATCAGCATCAAATCCTCTATGGTTGTGATGCTCGTTATTTTCTTACTTGTGATTTGTCTTGCATTTCCGTTGTACACGGATAAACAAGCGAGGAGGTCCAAGAACTCCCACATTGGAGTTATCAGAACCTCCTGCTTTGTCATATTTAATTCCTTGCATCCGTAGAAGATGCACCAGGGAAGATTGAATTCTATTGAATCACTTCCTCGTTGTTTTTTTTTGGCTCGGTCTTCATCTCCTGTGCTTTGCCGATGTATGCTTCCTGTGCTTCCATTAACAACGCGGCGAATTGTTCGTCGTCCAGATACATCATGTCTTCTTCCGTGATGTAGTTCTGCTTGTATTCGTTGTTGTAATAGTGAAGATTATCTTCATAGCCATGATTTAATGCCATGATAAACTTCATTGAGTTTGCGTATACGTCGGCCACGTCGATGAGCTGCGGATCAAATAACTCCGGCAATTTGTTTGTGTCTTTGTTCGGACACATTGCCTTAATGTCAAAATTCACCTTGACCGTTTTTAAAAATCCAACGTTTTTACCATTGATTAACATTCAACCTTCCCTCCTTTTGATTTAATTAGTTCGCGCCTAAAACCGCTTTGACGGCATTGTAGGCATCTGTTTCGCTTGCCTGTGCTTCGCCGACTCTCTGCCATCTGTGGTTTGCAGAATCATCACGGAAAATGTCAAAGACATATTCGTTTGTCTGGAATTCAACAGATTCGCCCTGTGTCGTCGCTGCATAAGACTCTGGTGTTAATTTAACTTTTGGGAAAATGTATGGAACATAAGATTCCACACCATTTTCCATGTATTTGATGACAAAACCGATTCCGAGGAACGGAACGCTCTGTCTGTCATCGTAGTCGTAGAATTTTACGCTTGCGCTGCCGACTGTCTCCGTGGACGGAGCAGGTAAACCAGCGACCGCCTTTCTGACGTCGTCATGCATTCCGTCACAAGTCAGTGTGACCTGCCCGCCTGTGAAGGCAACCTGTGCAGATTCAGCCATGACATTGTTAGCATACCAATTTGTAGAATCGGCCGTGTCTAACGAGAAGTCGACACCAACACCACGTGCAAGATCATTGCCGTCTGCATATGTGATGGTGGTTCCTGTGTTGGAATACAAAGCATAATATGGGTAAGAATACCCAATAATTACTCTTCCTTCTGCCATTTATGTTTCTCCTTTATTTAGTAATTTTTTGAATTTCTTCGTCTATCGTCTCTCTCATGACTCTTTCGCATTCTCTTCTGGATTCTCGCACCGTCTGTGAAATGGTCCCGAATTTCGGAAGAAACGACGTTCCGCTTTCTGTGGCTCTTGCGACCATAACATTCGGCTGGCCGTTTGGCCATCTCTCTGTTTGGATTTTGTTGTATCCATCAAAGCCGATTTTAACGTTTAGATATCCGTTATCATTCCGAAGTTTGGAAATGCCGAGACCATCAAGCAGACCTTCCTTTTGGTCTGGGTGGATTCCCCACCTTTCGTCGTTAACGTACACACGTGGGTCAACAGGCAACATCAAGACGGCTTCGCGAATACAGTCAGCCACCCAACCAGCGCCGTTATAAATCGCTTTACCAATTGCCGGAGATGTGTTCTTCTCCAAGGATTGAAGTTCTGCGATATATTCGTTTATTCCGTTGAAGATAAACTTTGCCATTATTCGTCAACCTTGCCGAAAACATAGAACCGCCATTCGTAGTGAATGAGGTTTGTCTCGTCTTCGTATTGAACCGACTCAAGATTCCACATGACTTTGTCGAGTGAATTCATGGCCTTCTGGACTTCATAGAATAGTTCGTCAAACTCTTTCTTGGTGAAGAGGTCAACATAACCGCGGAGCATCTGTTCTCTTTTGTGAGAGTTTGCTTCAAGAGAGGTTTCCTCTCCGTCTTCCGCCCATAAAATATACGGAGCCTGCATCTGCGGCCGCCAGTAATGGTACGCGTTTACTCCTTCAATGCTATCGAGCGCTTCACCGATTTGCTTCAAGTAATTCATAATTCTCCTCCAAGCGATATAACGACAATTCCGTCACACGGATGCCGTCATCGTTCCGCACCATTGTGGCATTGTCAATTCTGTATTGGTTGCCATCACCTGTGATAACATACATGCCTACGTTTATTTTTGAATCATAGTGGATTCGTACCAATAGATCAACGCGCTGATTTACACCATAAGCCAAATACTGACGATTCACTCCGACCGTTCTCGCTTCGAACCAATAACGCTTGATTTTCCGCAAAACCTGTCTCGGCATTCTTCCGCCTTCTGCGATGTTCTCCAAAGTGCAAATAAATAAAATCCCAGAGTCCATTTAGTTTTCCTCCGAGAGTTTTTCATGAAATAGACGATTGTTTAAGTTATAACGTAGCATTCGCGGCATCACGGAAGAAGCATCCTTCCGTTTGTCGTAAAGCCATTCTGCGTATGCTACCACAAGGAATTGGTCCCCTGTGTCGTCGAAGTTTAACGTGATGCCTTCGGTTTCGATGAATTTAACGGCCGCGTCAACGAAGATGCTCAACTGTTCTTCCTTTTCCGCTTCCGCTTCTGCATCGTAAAAATCGAAGTCAATGTCTAAATTAAACCTCAAAAGTTTGAGAATGACTTGCTTTTGTTCTTCCGTCATTTTTGTTCTCCTCTCATGCTATAAAGAAGCCAGAGGCATTGAACCTCTGGCTATATGGTTTTTTATGCGTTTGCTGTGTCGCTCGGGAATGTCGGAGCCGTAGTGGAGCCAACAACCGCGAAGGCTTCACGAATGATCGGAGCGCCGTCATATCTTGCTGTTCCTTTGAAAACTGTCTGGTCATTCAGGAAGCGAACGTGTTCGGAAGTTGCGAACTGTGTTCCTGCGCGTTCTGCTAACAGATATAAATCAAAGTAACCGAAGATGATTGTGTTGGCTGGTACGAAGTTCAAAACGACGATATCGCCACCTAATACCGGCATCGTGCCATTAACGCCTGCAACTAAAGCGCCTGCAGCGTTGTTGTTTAAAGATTCGGCCAAAATCGCTTTGTATGTCTGGTCATTCATAACCCAAGTGATGTTTCCGCGAGCATAATCGTTGGCAACAATCGCAGAACTATGAATTAAAAACGGCAGAATTTTATCTTCTGCTTCTGTCGGAGTGATAACATTTTTCACATGCAGGTCTGCCCATGCTCTTGCCGTTGTAGGATATCCTGCCGGCTGTGCTGTCTGCGCTAAGGATGGAACGATACCCTGTGGCATATTGCTGGAAGCAGCATCCTTACGGCCGTACAGAATAGCCTTGTCAAGTGCTAAACCAATGCCCTGGCCTAATGCGATTAAAATTGCGTTCATTAAATCAATGTCGGAGTCTTCAAGGTTTGCGTTGCAAACGGCATAATAACCGCCGACCTTGTAGCAATCAACTGTCCAGTCATTAAAGACTAAAGACATTTCATTTAAATTTGCGCAGCATTCTGTCCAAATGGCTTCACTTGGTAAAGCCTGAATCGGCTGTTTGCCTTCGCCAGATACTCTCTGAACGTTTACTTTGTCATAAAGTTTTGAGTAGTTCTGAATGTTTGCACGAAGTAACGGCAGAACTTCTGTCGGGATAGTAGCGCCGACACCTGTGACGGCTCTCTTCTGTTTAATGGCGGAACGAATCTCGCCGAGCCATGCTTTAACATCGTCACGCTCAACCAGGCGGCTGCGTTCTTCCATCGTCATGTTTCCGAAAACTTTTCTTGTTTCCATTTTTGTGTCCTCTTTTCTTTCTTCTTCCACGGCTTTTGCAGGTTCCGTCTCCTGTTCTTCCTCTTTGGCAGCGAGTTCGGTTTCTAATGCTTCGACTTCACCTGCGAGAGTTTTTTCTTTGTCTTCCGCGTCCTTTTTCTCTGCGTTGAATTTATCAATCTCTTCATCGACGACCTTCATTTCTTCTTCGGTCGTGGCTTCGGAAATAGCCTGTTCTAATTCGGCTTCTCTTGTTTCGAATTCATTCAACTGTGAACGGAAGGCATCGAGTTCTTTCTTCTTTTCGTCGATTCTCCGACGTAAAAGCAAAACCTTTAACATTTCTGTTCTCCTTTCAGTTTCGCCAATGTTCGAACCTTCATAGCTTCCAAGCGTTTTGCTTTAAGCTCTTCTAAATCGTGCTTTCTTGCCTGAACGCTTGTGTCTGTGTAGGCTGGGAACGTGCACACGCTCACCTCAAAAAGATCCACGTCTTTGATAGTCCAATGAACGCTTCCATCTTCACGGAACTCGGTTTCCTCGGATGTAATGAAGAAGCCGATAGAACATTGATTCACGTCACCTCGCTGGACTCTGGCATAAATGTTCATGGCATCAGTATCTTTCGGATTGATAATGACGTCACCCCATAAGCCGAAGTCGTCTTCGCGGATGGTCAACGTTCCAGCGGTAGTTCTTCCAATAACTAAAGTGTCATCGTGATTGATCAATGCGCGAACATCATTCTGAAGGGAGTTGGTGAAGGCTCCCTGCGCGATGCTTTCAGAAGCACCTTCGAACATTTCATAGTTTTTATTGAACACCGCGAAATAGCCTGCGATGTGCAATTCATTATTTTCCTCTCGGATTTCTGGATTCTTCATAACCGAGCGGAACTGTTTTGTTTCTCTTTCCATTTGCGTCTTCTCCTTAATTGTTTAGTTTGCTTTGATTCCCAGAGTCTTCGATAGGAATGTAGTTTTCTAATACCTTGTATTCATCAAGGCCTTCCTTCCATTCCAAGCCGATTCTGTCTCTTGCTTCATTTCCTGCGACCCAACCTCTGTCACCATAAGCCGTGAACACGGAAGTAATTTCGGCCATGTCGTAGGATTTCAAACTCCAATAATTGAGTGAAATGTACCAATTCGGGTTGATGATTAACTTCTTCGTCATCTCCTGCTCGATGCCGAGGATTAACGTTCTCAAACGAGTCTCGACAAAGTGGTTCCAATGTGCTTTGTTAAATTCGCCAACACCTAATAAAAACGGCGGAACTCCAAAGATGGAAGCCACCGTTCTTTTATCCAATTCAATGTTTTTATCAATTGCTAAATCCGCAAGAGTTAAAGGTCTTACCTGCTCAACGGAAAATTGATCCGCTGGGATCATCCAAGGCTCGCCCACCGAAGCACTCTTGACGTACTCTTCAAGGAGTTTCTGCCTTCCCTCTTTGCCGGAAAATTCTTCCGTTAATGCATCCACCTTAACAATGAGAGAAGGCTTCCACTTGGATTCCATGAAGGCTTTCTCCGTGACGGCTGCCTGCTTTAAAGACTGAACCAAGTCTTGCAGAATCACGTTGATTCCTGTTCCCTTCCACAAATAGTATTTGTCGGGATTGAAGACGAAATGAAGGACGTCTTCCGGCCGTCTTGCTTTGCCATCAATCAAAATTGAGTAGTCTCTGTATGAATTCCCCTTCGGTTCAAATTGAACGCGATTCGCCGCAATTGGTTCCAGAGACTGAATGATTCCGTTGTATGTGTGAGGAACCACAACGGAATTCCCTTTGCCATATAACAAAAGATTCATGATGATATTTGTCATCCATGTCATTCTTGTCATGGTCGGCATTGGGTCAATGTCAATTTTTCGGGAAAGTTCGTTTTTGATGCGGACGTCTCCGTTTTTGGTATTCGACATCAACTTTATGGTCATGCTCCCGATCAATTCCGCGATTCGCAAAGCAGCCGTGACGACCTCTGGGCATTTGTCTAAACTGACATATTCCGACACACACAAACTGTCATAATCGTCAGCGATAAGGAAAGCCGCCACCGGCTTGTTTTGGTTAGTTGGCTTTGTATCGCTCGGCTGAGCTGATGTTCTAAATTTTTTCTTTCTCGCCATTTAAATTCTCCTTAATCAAACCACTTCTTCGCTTTCATCTTCTTTTCCTGGTCTTTCATGTAGCAAATACAGGAGAAGACCGAAGCGTCGAAAAGGTCAATTCTCTGTGTCGGCTCCACCTTCTCATATTGCACCGCATCATCCGTCTTCTCGATAGCGCGGACATTCGCAACGCAATATTCATAGGGCTCAGCGTGACAATAATATAGGGTTCCGTCCTTTGCTGATTTTTCAATACGGCGGAAGCCCTGTGATTTTACATAGTAATATTGCGGCTGGTCCACAATTTTAAATCCTGCCGCTTCCATCATTGGAAAATATTCCTCTGTAGCAAACTTCCTATCGTGGCCAACCATTCGAATCTTGAAGCCTTTGTTTCTCATGGAAATGAACCAATTCACGACATCTCCCATGTTCACCGTTGGCGAGTTGCACATAGTCAGCCATCCGTCATCCTTCCAACCGAATAAAGGAATGTTGTCTTCGTCCGCTTTTGCGGCGGCCTGTGTTATTGGGAAGAATGCGTGTGGAATGATGATGT